TATCCCCGCGTTACGCTGCTCGGGTATAGTTCTGGCATGATCCGATGAGTGCGCGACGAGACACCCTCGAGACGAGGCCACCCTGGAAATGGAACGGGCGCGACAGTCCGCGGCGCAATAATCGATCACATCACGGACGGCATATCACACGAAGGGGACGTCGATGGCGGCCAGCGAGAGGACGTGGGCCGAGGTGAAGCACGCCTGCTGTGAGAGCATGGAGCCGGTCCCAGAGATCGCGAAGCGCTCGGGTATCGCGCAGATCGTGATCATCGCCAGGGCCATCCGAGAGGGATGGCAGCGTCCGGACGGCAGCGGGTTTCGCAGGCAGGACCAGTCGCGACAGGCCGGACGAGGGAAGGATGCTCGGCCAGTCCGGACAGGGCGTACACGAGGCGCACCGAGCGGCACGGCCCGGCAGTCCCGCGACCAACTCATTCGCCGGATGTATGCGGCGATCGGAATGAAACTGACCCACTTGGAGGAACGGATGGAGCAGCGAATCGCGGACCAAAAGCCGCTGACGCAGGAGGAAAGCGAGCGCGAGACACGCGAACTCGGGCAGATGATCCAGGGCTTCGACAAGATCACGGAGGTCGCCACTGACGTCGCCAAATCCGATGCCGCCCGCCGGCCCGCCACCGCCCTCACGTCTCCAGCCGACATTGACCGCGTCCGCCGTGAGCTTGCGGAACGCCTTCATCGCGCTTGGGGCCACCAAGAAGGTTGAGGACTTTGACCGTATGCTGGCCGGCTGGCAACCTGACCGGTTGCTGGCGGCCTTGCACGACTGGAACAACTTCGCGCGGAAAGACCAGCTGCCGCCTCACGCGACGGCTTGGCGGACCTGGCTCATTCTCGGCGGCCGTGGCGCAGGAAAGACGCGGACGGGCGCTGAGTGGGTGCGTGCGTATGCGGATGGAGGCGCGCCGGATGCGCTCAAGGTGCCCCGCCGGATCGCCCTCGTCGGCCAGACGATCGGCGATGTCCGTCGCGTGATGATCGAGGGCCCCTCCGGCATCCTGGCCGTTCACCGCGACGACGAGCGGCCGGAGTGGCAGTCCTCGATCGGGCGTCTCGTCTGGTCGAACGGCACGATGGCCGAGGTGTACTCGGCGACCGAGCCGGACGGCTTGCGCGGGCCCCAGTTCGATGCGGCCTGGTGCGACGAGCTGGCCAAGTGGCCCGAGCCCGAGCGCGCCTGGGACATGCTGCAGATGGCGTTGAGGCTCGGCACGTTGCCGCGGGCGGTGGTCACCACCACGCCACGGCCGATCCCGCTGCTGAAGGCCATGTTGGAGGATCAAACGACGGTGACGACGCGGGCGCGCACGGCAGACAACGCCAAGAATCTCGCCGACGGCTTCATCGGCGAGATGGTGCGGCGTTATGCCGGCACGGCGCTCGGCCGCCAGGAGCTGGACGGCGAGATCATTGACGACACGGCGGGTGCGCTGTGGCGGCGCGACTGGATCGAGAGCACGCGACTGATGCTGGCGCCGGAGCTGCAACGGATCGTCGTCGCGGTCGATCCGCCCGTGACGGCGACGGTATCATCCGATGCCTGTGGATTGATCGTGGCTGGGCTCGGCGCGGACGGGCGCGGCTACGTGCTCGCGGACCGCACCGTGCAGGGACGCGAGCCGCATGTCTGGGCACGGGCCGCGGTGGCGGCCTACGAGAACTTCGCGGCCGATCGCATCGTCGCCGAGACCAATCAAGGCGGCGATCTCGTCGAGAGCATCCTGAAGCAGACGTCCGCCAACGTGCCGGTGCGCCAGGTCAAGGCGACGCGCGGCAAATGGGTGAGGGCGGAGCCAATCGCGGCGCTGTACGCGGAAGGACGCGTGGTGCACGTCGGCGGCTTCCGCCAGCTCGAGGAGCAGATGTGTGCGTTCGGGGCCGACGGGCTCGCGCACGGCAGGAGCCCGGATCGCGTCGACGCGCTGGTCTGGGCCCTGACGGATCTGATGATCGACACGCAGCCTGTGCCGCTGGTGCGGCGGCTCTAAGGGTCAGTCGTGAGTGGTGAGTCGTGGGTTGGGTTTCCCCACTCACCACTCACGACTCGCGACTCACGCCTTCTTTGTAAGGAACTCCCACATGCCGCGTTTCCGTGAGGTGCTGTCCCGGCTCGCCGGGCGGGCGCCGCTGCCTGTCCCGATGCCGGCTGATACCAAGGCGAGCCGCACCGGTCCGCTTCTGTCGATCGAGACGCTGGGGCCGCCGGTCTGGACGCCGCGCGATTACGCCAGCTTCGCGCGGGAAGGCTATGCCCAGAACGCGATCGTGCATCGGTGTGTGCGGATGATCGCGGAGGCCGCGGCCTCGGTACCGCTTCTGCTCTACGAGGGCGATGCCGAGGTCGCCGATAACCCGCTGATCGACGTGATGCGGCGGCCCTGCCCGGGCATGACGGGTACGGATCTGCTGGAGAGCTGGTACGGCTACCTGCTGGTCGCCGGCAATGCCTACATGGAGGCGGTGGCGCTCGACGGCGATATTCGCGAGCTGCACGCGCTGCGTCCCGACCGGATGAAGGTGGTGCCGGGGCCGGACGGCTGGCCGGAGGCGTGGGAGTACGAGGTCGCCGGACGCTCGGTGCGCTTCACGGGCGAAGTGGCGGATGGTATCCGACCGATCCTGCATCTGAAGCTGTTCAATCCCGGCAACGATCACTACGGCCTGTCGCCGATCGAGGCGGCGGCGGTGGCGATCGATATCCACAACGAGGCCTCGCGCTGGAACAAGGCGCTGCTGGACAACTCGGCGCGTCCCTCCGGCGCGCTGGTGTATGCCGCCGCCAACGGTCAGATGACGGGCGATCAGTTCGAGCGGCTGAAGCGGGAGCTCGAGACAACCTACCAGGGCGCGCGCCATGCCGGCCGGCCGCTGCTGTTGGAGGGGGGGCTCGACTGGAAGCCGCTGTCGCTGTCGCCGAAGGACATGGATTTCATCGAGGCGAAGAACGCCGCGGCGCGCGAGATCGCGCTCGCTATCGGCGTACCCCCGATGCTGCTGGGCATCCCCGGCGACAACACGTACTCGAACTACCAGGAAGCCAGCCGCGCCTTCTGGCGCCAGACGGTTCTGCCGCTGGTGGCACGCACGGCGCGGGCGCTATCGGGGTGGCTCGGCGGCGGCACGCTCGAATGGCGCGCGGACCTCGACCAGGTCGAGGCGCTGTCGCCGGAACGGGAGGCTCTGTGGACGCGCCTCGACAAGGCAACGTTCCTGACGCAGGCCGAGAAGCGCGCGGCTGCGGGATACGAGGGCGAGCAGGGCGGCGGTCCTGGCATCAAGTACAGCCCCGAGCAGCTCCGCGTGCCGCGAGGCAAGCCCGCCGGTGGCCAGTGGACGGGGCAGAATGGGGGGGAGGAAGGGGACGGTGGCGACGATTCCGAGGACCTCGGAGCTCCATTCGGCACCGCTCCTGATGGAACGCCTGTCGAGGCTGTATCTCGACGTCGCGGTCGGCCGACGGGGGCGCCAGGCCAGGAGGCGCGCCTCGACATCGCCACAGCGAGGGCAAGATCCGCAGAACAGCAAATCCGCGAGTTGGACCCAACGTGGCAGCGCCCGCAAAGCTTGACAAGTCGAGACAGCATTGAGGGCGCCATCCGACATCAAGAGGCGATCGCCCAATCGGCCGAGGCAAGACTTGCAGAGAAAGTGCGGGATGCGATACCCAACACCAACCCTTCGTGGGGAGCGAGCCGGCTGCGAAAGGAGTTATCGACTCAAGGCTTCTTGTTGGAGAAACCTACCGACAGCCCCGGCCTGATGTTCACGAACCCGTCTACAGGGGAAAGAGTGCGAATAATGGAGCAGCCCGGCCGAGCATTTAGAAATGATCCACCGGAGAAGCACCACTTCCAATTCTACTATCGCTACCAGCGGCCAAATCAGCCTTGGGGCACTCATGTGCCAATTCCGGACAAAGAATGAGCCTGGGAGAAAACGATGACGCCCAACGACGAATTTCGCGAGCGAATCTTGGCGACTCTCGAGGAGGCTGGCGAGGAAAATATTCCGACGCTGATGAATACCGTAGGGGGGTCATCAGATGCCACGTGGAATGAGCGTCTAGTGCAGAGAATTCTCAGCGATCTCCTGCATGATGGGCTGGTAACTCTCGCTGCTCGAGCTGCATACGGCCAGAGGCTGACGGATCTCCAGCTTGATGCGGCGAAAGATGAGATTGGTCATGTTTCGGACTGGCTACACTATGATTCTGCAAGAGGATATTGGTTGGACGGTCGCATTACTGGACCGCCGTATTCTGACAGCTATCCGAACGTTCGGCTCACTGTTGCGGGACGGCGAGAGTCGGTGAGAATACTGTCGGAGAGGGGGTATGAATGGTGGCGTTCCCGCAAGTGACAGGTGGAGACTGCTGAGCCCGGCCGGCCGCTGCTGCTGGATGGCGGGCTCGACTGGAAGCCGCTGTCGCTGAGGCCCAAGGACATGGACTTCATCGAGGCGAAGCGCGGCGGCGCGCGAGATCGCGCTCGTCATCGGCGTGCGGCCGATGCTGCTCGGAATCCCCGGCGACAACACGTACTCGGACTACCAGGAGGCAAGCCGCGCCTTCTGGCGCCAGGTCTTGCCGGAGGCGAGCAACTAGGAATGTGCTGCCGCTGGTGGCGTGCGCGGCGCGCTCCCTGTCCGGCTGGCTCGGCGACGGCGTGCTCGAATGGCGCCCCGATCTCGACCAGGTCGAGGCGTCGCATCGCAGGTGCGCACATAGAAAAGGTGTGTCCGAGGGCGAGGTGTCGCGCCGAAAGCGCGCATGCAAGAATTTGAACGCGCCTCGACAAAGCGACGTTGTGAGACAAGCGGGTAATCGGGCGGTCGACTGAGCAAGTTTCAAATGACGGGGAGTGCATGAGGGGGCCTCTCGCGGTCTTCTCGATTTGCCGCCTGTGGAATGGCGGGGCGGCTGCCCTGCTCGCGCAGCTAATGGGCTGCACTGGTGCAGCTTTCAATTCGACAACCGGAACGGAAACCCCATGCACGACACACCGTCGCGGCGATCGATGACGCATGTCCTAATGCCGCTCGATCTGAAAGGCGTTTCGGCGGATGGCCTGTTCGAGGGCTATGCGAGCCTGTTCGACGCGGAGGATCTGGGCCGCGACGTGATCGCGCCGGGCGCCTTCTCGGCGAGCCTCAGGAAGCGTGGCGCGGGCGGCATCAAGATGCTGTTCCAGCACGATCCGGGCCAACCGATCGGCGTGTGGACCTCTCTGGTCGAGGACGCGCGCGGGCTCTACGTGACGGGCCGTTTGACGACAGAGGTTCCCAAGGCCCGCGAGGTGCTGGCGCTGATGCGCGACGGCGCAGTCGATGGCCTCTCGATCGGGTTTCGTGCCGTGAAAGGCCGCCGCGATGCGCGCTCGGGTATTCGTCATCTGAAGGAGATCGACCTCTGGGAGATCTCGGTCGTCACCTTCCCGATGCAGCCCGACGCGCGCGTGCTCCGCGTGAAGGCGAGCCCGTTCGCGGGACGGGTGCCGACGCCACGAGAGTTCGAACGCTGGCTCACGCGGGATGCTGGGCTTTCGCGGTCGCAGGCGCGCGCAGTTATGCGTGACGGCCTCAAAGGGCTCTGCTCCCCGCGGGACGCGGCGGCGGGCTCGACAACCGACGAGACGCTCGCGGGCCTCATCCGCCGGGCGCGTGATCTCGTCCGCCACAGCATCTGAAGACCATCCCACATCAACCACCGGAAGGAAGACCATGACGCAATCCCTGGAGACGAAATCGTCCGTCGACGTCGGCGCCGAGATCGAGGAGTTCATGACGACGTTCGAGGTGTTCAAGGAGACCAACGACCGCCGCCTCGGCGAGATCGAGCGCCGCGGCGCCGCCGACACCGTCACCGGCGAGAAGCTGGAGCGGCTCAGCCGCCGTCTCGACGAGCTGTCGCTGAAGCAGTCCCGGCCTCCGGTCGGCGGCGCGCCGTTGCGCTCGGGCGTGGCGCTGCAGCACAAGGCGGCGTTCGAGGGCTACGTGCGCGGCGGCGAGACCGCCAACCTGCGCGACCTCGAGGGTAAGGCGCTGTCGGTCGGGTCGGGCGCCGATGGCGGCTACCTGGTTCCGGCAGAGACCGAGGCCGCGGTGATGCTGGCGCTGAAAAGCGTCTCGCCGATCCGCGCCATCGCCGGGGTGCGCACCGTGTCGGGGTCGGTCTACAAGAAGCCCTACTCGACCTCGGGTCTCGGCACCGGCTGGGTGGGCGAGACGGCGGCCCGCCCGGAGACCGTCTCGCCGACGCTCGCCGAACTGACCTTCCCGACGATGGAGCTGTACGCGATGCCGGCGGCGACGCCGGCTCTGCTCGAGGACAGCGCCGTCAACATCGACGAGTGGATCGCCGAGGAGGTGCGCTACGCATTCGCCCAGCAGGAGGGCTCGGCATTCGTGGCCGGCAACGGCACCAACAAGCCGCGCGGGTTCACGGACTATACGAAGGTCGCCAACGACGCGTGGAGCTGGGGCAGCATCGGCTACATCGCGACCGGCACGGCCGGCGCCTTCCCCGTCTCCAATCCGACCGACAAGCTGATCGACCTCGTCTACACGGCGCGTGCGGAGTACCGGGCCAACGCCCACTTCGTCATGAACCGTTCGACGCAGGCCGCGATCCGCAAGTTCAAGGACGCCGACGGCAACTACGTCTGGCAGCCGGCCGCCCGTCCGGGTGAGCAGCCCTCGCTGCTGGGCTTCCCCGTCGTCGAGGCCGAGGACATGCCGGGCATCGCTACCGACAGCTTCGCGGTGGCCTTCGGCGACTTCCGCCGCGGCTATCTGATCGTCGACCGGGTCGGGCTGCGCGTGCTGCGTGATCCCTACAGCTCGAAGCCCTACGTGCTGTTCTACACGACCAAGCGCGTCGGCGGAGGCGTGCAGGACTTCGACGCGATCAAGCTGCTGAAGTTCGGCGCGGCCTGATCGAGCAGACGGATCCTCCGCGGGGGCCGGCGTCCTGACGCCGACCCCCGAGCTGTTTCATCCATCGATAGAGAGTTGCGATGTCCTTGGTGCTGACGAGCGGGCCAGCCACGGAGCCGGTGACGGTTGCGGAGGCCAAGGCCCATTTGCGCGTAGACGGATCGGCCGAGGATGCGCTGATCGCGAGCTTGATCCTGACGTCGCGGCTTCACATCGAGGCTGCCCTCGGGCTTGCGCTGGTCACGCAGAGCTGGCGCCTGTCGCTCGACGGCTGGCCCCCGCTGCGGGTCGTCGAGGTGCCGATCCGGCCGGTGTTCTCGGTGGCGGAAGTGCGGGTGCGCAATGCGGCGGGCGACGCTGCGGTTCTGCCGGCCGAAAGCTATCTCGCCGACGTGGCGAGCGTGCCGCCGAGGATAGCGCCGGGGGCTTCAGGCTGGCCGGAGCCGGGCCGGGCCCTCGCCGCGATCGAGATCGACCTGATCGCGGGCTTCGGCGCGACGGCAGAGGCTGTTCCCGCACCTATCCGCCAGGCGCTTCTGCTGCTCGTCGCCCACTGGTTCGAGCACCGCGATCCCATCGAGATCGGATCGCAGGAGACGCGCATTCCAGCAGCCGTGTCGGAGCTGCTCATGCCCTACAGGATCAAGCGCCTATGAGATTGCCAACGATCGGGGAGCTTCGCCATCGGGTTCACGTCGAGGTCGAGAGCCGGACGGACGACGGCGGCGGCGGCGCGATCGCGGCGTGGGTGCCGGTCGCGACGGTCTGGGCCGCCGTCCGGGACGGAGACGGCCGCGAGGTGACGTCGGCGGATGGCCGGCAAGGTCGCGCGACGCACGAGATCTGGGTCCGTCATCGCCCCGGTGTGGTCCCTTCCGCCCGGCTGGTGGAGGGCGCACGAATCTTCGATGTGCGCGCGGTTCTCGATCCCGACGGGACGAAGCGTTGGATGCGCTGTCTCGTCGAGGAGCGAATCGCGTGACGAGAAAAGAGTAGTACGGAGCAAGCGGAGAGCGACATGGCCAGTGCCGGCTGGGCCCTGCAGAGGGCGATCTATGAGAAGCTGATCGCGGATCCCTCGGTGACAGAAGCGCTCGGCGGGGCCCGCATCCACGACGATGTCCCGCGTGGCGCCGAGTTGCCCTACGTCACCATCGGGCAGAGCAGCGCGCGCGACTGGAGCACGGGCACCGAGGATGGCGAGGAGCACACGCTGACGCTGCATGTCTGGTCGCGCGCCAATGGGCGTCGCCAGGTGCAGCAGATCATGGGGCTCCTGCGAGGTGCGCTCAACGATGCCGCACTGACCGTCGCGGGGCATCGGCTCGTCAACCTGCACCACGAGTTCGGCGAGGCCCGGCGCGATCCCGACGGCGGGACCTATCACGGGCTGATGCGGTTTCGCGCGGTGACCGAGCCGGTGTGAGGTGGCGGCGGATGATCGGGCCGCGACCGGGAAACAGAACGAGAGCTGACGGAGAAGACTATGGCGGCGCAAAAGGGCAAGGATCTGTTGTTGAAGGTCGACGTGGACGGGCTCGGCACGTTCACGACGGTCG